GACCCTGGCTATCGTGATTATACTGCGTTTGTGGTTATTGTGTACGATATGGTTGGGGATGTGTTTTGGATTGTTGACGAGTACTTGAAAAACGAAGCTACCACAGCTGATCATGCCAGTGCGTTTGCGGAGCTGTGTGGGCGTTGGGGTGTGGAAACCATTTTTATTGACTCGGCTGCTGCACAGTTTGCATCGGACCTGGCATACATCTACGACCTGGCTTCAACCAAGGCTAAAAAAGACGTGTTACCTGGAATTGCATATGTACAAACACTGGTAGCTCAGGGTCGTTTAAAGGTAGCACCACACTGCACACATTGTTTAGCGGTGTTTGACCAGTATCGTTGGGATACCAAAGAAGGCTTACAACGTGAGCGTCCCAAGCATGATGACTATTCTCACATGGCTGATGCGATTCGTTATGCTCTTTATACATATACATTGTAAACGGTATTGTACTTAATATTCTATTATACACGGTTTGGATTGGTTGTTCAAGTCAAAATACTCTACCTGCAACATAAATTCTGGTATTGACTTTTTGATGCATACCATGTATAATACTAGTAATCTCAAGAAGGTCCAAGTAAAAAATGGCCAAGAACACAAACAATCGTATCCCAGTAAAGTGGGTTCGCGACAAAGCCAAGGCGGCATACGATAAAAAACCTCAGTGCTTTGTTTGCGACACAAACAAAGACCTGGAACTTCATCACCTACACTCAATCACAATCTTGTTAGAAACGTGGTCTGCGCACAAAGGTTACGATATATCAACAGACGAAGGCATTTTAGCTGTTCGTGATGAATTTATTGCTGAGCACCATACAGAGTTATATGATAAAGTTTACACCCTTTGTAATCCGCATCATGTAGCGCTGCACTCAATATATGGCAAAGCTCCGCCAGTAGGTTCCGAACCTAAACAGCAGCGTTGGATCGAACTCCAGCGATCAAAGCACGTCAATGGTGATAAAGCCGTACCCACAAGCACGCACAACTCGTTTTTCTCACGATTTATTTAAGGAAAAACAATGAGTTGGATAGCAAAATCACAAGACTGGATTCGCCAAAAGTTGAATCCTGCACAAGAACGCATTGCACAAGATGCTGGCACGCAAGTTGGTACAGATGCAAAACTCACCTACTTTCAAAGCTTTCAGAAGCTAGAAGCAGTTAATCGAAGTGTTAGTTTACTAGTAAACGCAGCAGCCAGCCTAGACTATGACGTCAAAGACAAAGTACACGATGGTGTTGTTGCTGGCATTCGCCAAAAAACATTAAACACCCTGCTTAACTTTCGACCTAACCCTTATCAAAGTGCACAAGACTTTCGCAGTGCGCTGTTCACAGATTTCGTCCTAGAAGGCAATGCTTTCGTACACTTTGACGGTACTTTTATGTACCACCTGCCTGCAGACAAAGTAGAAATCATGACTGACACCAAAACATTTATTCGTGGCTTTCGCTACAATGGATTGGTAGACTTCAAAGAGTCTGAAGTTTTTTACTTCCGTGATTTGAGTTCGGATAGTATCTATCGTGGATCAAGCAGACTGGAAAGTGCAGATCGCAGCGTTAAATTGCTGTATTCAATGCAAACCTTTCAAGAAAACTTCTTTGATAACGGTGCTGTGTTTGGACTAGTACTTACCACAGACAACACACTAAGTCAAGTTGCCAAAGAAAAAACAATTGCCTACTGGTTGCAAAAATACAACGTTAAAAACGGTGGCAAGCGACCAGTGATCTTGGATTCGGGCTTAAAGCCACATCAGCTAGCCGAAACCAACTTCCGTGACATGGATTTTGATGTCAGCATCAAAACTCATGGCGAAAAAATCATGCAAGCTGTTGGCGTGCCTCCAATCTTGCTGCAAGGCGGCAACAATGCCAACATTTCGCCAAACCTTCGACTATTCTATTTAGAAACAGTACTGCCAATGAACCGCAAGTTTATTAGTGCTGTAGAACGCTACTTTGGTTACGACGTAGAAGCTATTACCAGCTCCGTTAGTGCCCTGCAGCCAGAATTAAAAGACATTGCCGCATATCACTCAACATTGGTAAACGCTGGTATTATTTCAGCCAACGAAGCCCGACTAGAGTTGCGCTATGAAGCCAAAGCCGGCAATGATGATTTACGAATTCCTGCAAACATTGCAGGTTCAGCCGCAAATCCTAGCACTGGAGGACGTCCCGCCTCCGCCAAGGAATAACACAAAGGGGTATTATGGTAGATAAAAGTAAAGTACTGTTTATAAACAGTTCTTTTACAAAGAGCAGTCTACCTGCCGCAGACGAAGCTGATGAAAGCGTAACCATTGAAGGTTATGCATCCACAGTTGACGTTGATAGACATGGTGATATTGTTCCTGCCAGCGTGTGGGAAAAAGGTGTCGAGAACTACTTGAAAAATCCAGTAATTCTTGCATACCACAATCACAGTGAACCTATCGGCAGGATGATCGAGCATCGCGTTGACGCAAAAGGTTTGTGGATTAAAGCCCGAATCTCTAAAGCGGCTGGAGATGTTTTTAGTCTTGTAAAAGACGGCGTGCTAACCGCCTTTAGCATTGGTTTCCGTATCGCTGATGCGGAATATAATTCAGCCTTAGAGCTGTTTGTTGTAAAAGAACTGGAACTGCACGAAATATCAGTTGTGAGTGTTCCAGCTAATCAAAATACACTATTTAGTCTTTCTAAGGCGTTTGACACGCCCGAAGAATTTAAGAGTTTCAAACTGCAATTTGCTAACCCAAGCAACTCAGCTAAAGGGCTAGAAGCCTCCGGCGAAGCAAAAAGCGAAATTAACGAGGAATGGAAAATGGATCCAAAAGAACTACAAAAAATGTTGGCTGACGCTGCTACTGCTGCTGCCGAACAAGCCACTAAGTCTCTGCTAGCTGCTCAAGAAAAAGCTGCTACTGAAAAAGCTGCTGCCGATGCGCAACAAGCTGACCTAGACGCAAAAATCAAAGCTGCTGTTGCACTAGCAACACCAAGCACAACTGGTGCAGAAGCACTACTAGCCGAAGTTGAGAAGCGTTTTGCTGCTCAAGCCGACGAAACTAAGTCTGTGGTTGCAGGCCTAGAAGCTAGCCTAAAAGAGAAGGCAGCTGAATTAGAAGCCATTCAAAAATCACGTATGCAATTCACAGACGGCAAAGCCGGTGAAATGTCTTATGCTGACAAAGAAAAGGCTGTTATCCTAGCTAAAATGGCTGGTAAGGGTTTAGCTGACACTAAGTTTGGCCGTGAAATGGTACAAAAGTATGGTGCTCACCTGCCAAGCGATGTATGGGAACTAGAAGTTTCATTAAACATGGAAAACGAAGTTCGCCGTCGTTTAGTTGTTGCTCCTAACCTACGTGGTATTGCAATGCAAACCAACGTGATGACTATTCCTGTGAACCCAGAAGCTGGTGTTGCAACATGGATGGCTAACACAGCATTCGGTACAACAGCCTCAGCTGGTAGCAACGCAACACACGCGCTAAAAGAAATCACTCTAAACGCATACAAAGTTGCCACAAACGAATACGTTGCATACGAAGAAGAAGAAGACAGTTTACTGGCAATTATGCCTGTTATCCGTGACGCCATGGTTCGCCGTGTTGCTCGCGCTGTTGATCGTGCTATGCTACGTGGTGCAGGTACAGGTTCAGACCCAGTTAAAGGTCTAGCAACCTATGATATCGCCAGTGCAGTTACACTAGATATCAGCGATGCTGCTAAAATGACAGTTGCAAAACTACAAGCTATGCGTCGTGACCTAGGTGCTTGGGGTCTAGATCCTTCAGAACTAGTTTACATCGTAAGCACAGAAGGTTACTACGACCTGCTAGAAGACACAAACTTCCTAACAGTCGACAAAGTTGGTCAACAAGCCACTCTGTTAACTGGTCAAATCGGTGCAGTTGGTAACACTCCAGTTATCGTAAGCGCTGAATTTGCAGACAAAGCTGCTGACGCTGTTGGCGCTATCTGTTTTGCACCAGGTAACTTCTTGGTTGGTAATCAACGCGGTCTACGTGTTGACACACAAGACCTAGTAGAAACACAACGTCGTGTTATGGTAGCTAGCCTACGTACTGGCATGACTCAAGTTACAACTAACCTAGGCCCAGCAGTTTCGGCCCTACGTTTCGTAGCTTAATCTACATAAGCAAGACCCTTCGGGGTCTTGTTTTATAAATGTACTCTGGTGCATTTATAAAACAAGAAAGGTATGCTAAATGGGACTAAATTTAATCACAAAAGCGGAATATAAAACATACGCTAGCATCACCAGTACTAATCAAGATGCAGAAATCGACCTACTGATTCCAAAAGTAAGCGAACTAGTAAAAACATATTGCCGCCGCACATTCGTAGACTACTACGACGAAGCAAAAACTGAAGTATTTGACGGAGGCTACGGCTCGCTGATCTTAAAAGAAACACCTGTCACACAAGTTATCAGTGTTCAACAAAGCACAGACTATGGCCAAACTTACGCTAAGTTAACCAAGTTCGCAGACTGGGTACCAACAGGAGACTTTGTAGTAGCAATTGATCCCAGCGGATTTAAGCCAATGATCAATGGTTATAAAGTGAGTTATTTTGCTGGATACGAAACAGTACCAGAAGACCTGCGTTTGGCAGTACTAGACTTAGTTACATACTATCGCAAAAATGACGGTGCTATTCATTCAACTAAAGCACCTGGCACAAATGCTGTGCAAATTGAATACATTTCAACTACTAGCTTGCCTGCACACATTAAACGCGTCTTAGACTTTTATGTGGCGGATTATACATGAGTATAGCAGATTTTAGTGAAGCTTTAAAATCTCCGGCACTCAAGGCTTGGTTTCAACGACTGAGCACAGATAATATCTTAAAAATGTCTGCAAAAGACATTCGTAAAAAAGAATCAAGCAAAGAGTTTAACTCTTTTTATATCACTACTAAAACAGTATCGGATATAATTGAGAAACTATCTGGAGCACAAGCCTCCCCAGACCAAGTTACAGAAGTATTCAAAAAACTAGCTTCTGTTAAATATGGTCGCGGAAGTTCCGGCAAAGACATTAACGAGCCTTATGTTGAGGGCCAAGCGCTGTATTATCCAAGAATTAGTATGGGTAATATATCGACGCTGTTGGACACAGGATTTGAAACTGTACTAGAAGAAGCCAAGAAAAGAAATCCAGAAATCCAGATAAGTGATTACTTCCAAAAAGGTCACGTTTTTGGTATTTTTCCTAAAAAGCTGGCACAAACTCGCAAATCTCTTGCTACAAATAATACACTAACAGATCAAGCCAGAAAGCTGTTAGTAGGATTCTTAGAAGATCTCGAAAAGCAACTAGAAGCTGAAGACTTAGCTACTTCTAATTTAAAAACGCCAGGGTATGGCTTATACGCAAAATACAGAAAAAGACCTAATAGTTATCTAGTTGAAATGCAACTAGTAGAGGACAATGAAGCCGCTGGTCGAGCACAAGCAACATTATCTAAGGCGGTACGTAAATATCTAAATCCAGGTGCAATTAAATTTACCCAAGGTGGCGGAATTAAGTTTACCGAAGGTGACGCAGAGCAGCGTATTAGGCAGTTAATGGAAGACAACGTGGAGAAGCTACTTGGTTCAAAGGGCTCGCCTTCGATGTTGGACTTAATCAAAGAAACTATGGTAGCCACATTACGTGGTAAACAAGTTAGTTCTAAAGAATACAGATCGCCTAATGTAAAAGTAGCTCATGCAAAGCCTGCAGCAATAGACGCTAGGGTGGCAAAAACTCAGATAAAAAAAGACCTAGCTCAAGTTAAAAAACTAAAGCAGTCTGTTAAAGCAGTACCTAAGTTTGAGCAAAACAGGCCAAGCAGCACAAACCTAACTAGCCTGCAAAACTTAATAAATAGCCGACTGCAGGATGCGGTCAGTGCCAACATGGGTGACGGAGATAGTCGTCGAGTACTAAACTACCGAACAGGTCGACTAGCTGCCAGCGCTAAAGTTGAAAGACTAACCGAGTCTCGCACAGGCATGATTACTGCTTTTTATAGTTATATGAAAAACCCGTATGCAACGTTTAGTGAAGGTGGACAGCAACAGTCTCCCAAATCACGTGACCCTAAAGCATTAATCTCCAGGTCAATCAGAGAAATTGCTGCAGAATATGCAGTAACTAAATTAAGGGCGGTAAACGTATGAGTCGTAGAACTTCAATTGTAAAAGCGCTAGCAGAAAAACTTAAACTAATTGACGGCAACCTACCTTATCAAGTCAATCTTAATAACAACGCATACGCAAAGCTAAAGTTCTGGGACGAAGTCCAAGACTTTCCTGCGGTGTATTGTACGCCTGGTTCGGAAATGCGTGAATACCATCCAGGCGATTTCGCATGGGGATTTTTAGGTGTTGCTGTTAAAGTTTACTGTCGCGGCGAAGAAGCTCAAGACGAGCTTGAAAAACTATTAGAAGACATAGAGCGTTGCGTAGACAGCAATAGAAATCTGGTCTATGATACCAATACTGGATATGATACCACAGAGATTTTAATCCAGTCAATTACAACTGATGAAGGGCTATTAGCTCCCTATGCAGTTGGTGAAATTAACTTACAAGTCCGATACCAGATTATGTAAGAAACCGTACCGAACGTGCCAGCAACAGATAAATGTCTAGTTAAGGTACCGTGGTACTAACTAAAAGGAAATGAGATATGTCATTTAATTTAATTCGCAACAGTCGAGTATTCTTTACTACGAACGTTAATTCAGGCACAGGTGTAGTGGCCTCAACAGGCTTTACTCCAACTAACACACGCGAAATCCAAGTATTGGATGGTTTCAGCTTTAGCCAAAACACAACTCAAGAAACTGTTACACTAAACGAAGCCGGTGCTACACCTGTTCGTGGTCAGCGCAGTTTTAACACAGCTCTTGATCCAGCAGACTTTTCGTTTACAACTTATATGCGCCCTGCTGATGCTGGTGTTAATATTACTTGTGAAGAATCTGTGTTATGGAACGCAATGTTCTCTGATGATGCTATTGGCAGTGCTACAGCTGCTTGGGCTGACGGAATTCCCAAGGCCACTTGTACAGTTGAAAACAGTAATACTCACCAGCTACAAAAGTTTGGTATGATTATTACTATTGACACCACTACATTTATTATTGATAACTGTGTGTTAAACACAGCCACAATTGATTTTGGACTAGACGCTATTGCATCAATTCAGTGGGCAGGTCAAGGCGGTGTGCTACGTCAAATCACAACACCAACGCTAAGCGGTACAGGTACTATTACTTTTGCAGGCAGCTTAACGGGTACTGCGCTGGGCAAGAACACAACAGCTCCTTATATTGCCAACAAATTGTCAACTGTTAGCTTGGATGCTGGCATTGGCGCAGGTGGTACAGCATACACACTAGCATTAACTGGTGGTAGCTTAACAATCTCTAACAACGTTACTTACTTAACGCCAGCTAACTTAGCTGAAGTTAACAAGCCAGTTACTTACTTTACTAGCACTCGTGCTATTAGTGGTACCCTAAACTGCTACTTACGTACAGGAAGTGGAAACAGTGCCGACCTAATGTCGCAAATGTTAGCAACTTCTAGCAGCGACGTTAACCCTGCTTTCTATATTAAGATTGCAGTTGGTGGCAGTGCAAACGTAACTCACGTTGACTTTACAATGCCTGCCGTTGTACTTTCTATTCCAGCTGTAAACGCTGAACAAGTTGTTTCAACAACTATCAACTTTACTGCACAAGGTTACACAGGTTCTGCATTTGACATTGGTCAATCAAACGAACTAACTATCGACTACGTTACAGCAAACGCTTAATCGGTCTTTTTAAAGGGTTGGCCTGATCCCCAACCCTCTTTTT